TTTAAACTTATTTTAATTGTGTTAGTAGTTTTTCTATATATATCAACCATATCTTTAGTTACTTTAAGTTTATTAACTGCAACTAAAGCTTCATCAAGTTCTGTTCCCCAATAATCACTCATATCTGCTATATCAAGAATAATTTGCGGGTTGCAGTTTTGACCTTCAAAGATATAATCTACATAATAAATAGCTTCATCAGACATATCTTTAAGCATTTCATCAGTTTTAGCTATAAAATCTTCAATATCTTGTTCATAGAGTTTAAGGCCAAAGGCATTCGGATGTCCAACCGCCATCCCTATTTTACCTGTATCAAGACATAACTGCTTAAAATCAGTGATTCCCGCCAATGAGCACCCTCGCGCAGAACCATTGTAAACAGTTTCATACCTATATCCATCAATAGTTTGTCCACTATATTCTTCCCCTTTTGTGAGAAGACAACACGGTCTTTGATACTTAGCCATAAACTTATTTGCAATTAAACCACGCACTTCCGCAGGTATATTATCATCATCAAGAAGTAATAATAATACTTTATGGTCTAATAAATGTTCATTCTCTATTTTCTTTTCAAGAGCTTCTAATGAGGCATCTTGAACTCTTGTTTGTCTATTTTTTACATTAGTAGAAGTTCTAACTGCTTGTTCTACTAATTTTTCCATTTCTCCAAGTTTATGACCTCTTTTAGTAGATGGAACTTGTTCAAACGCTTTGTATTTAAGCATTGAATTAAACACTAATTCTTTTTCTTCAAGTGTTCCACTTCTTTGTACTGCATTAAGTAATGGTACAATATAAAATGCTGCACCTATTGGAGTTATTTGCGAACCTAATTTAAATGCATTCTTTTGCGCTAATAGATAAAGATATGGATTGCGGAAGTTGGTTAATCCTTTTTTAATCAAAGCTTTAGTCTCGAATGACCTTATGTCCATCATATCCGCAACCAAGCCAACCGCGACTAAATCAAGATAATCATTGGCAAATTCAGTTTGTATTATTTTATCAAAATATCTACAAAATTGCCATACTACCCCAACCCCGCTTAGTGCTTTATTTGGATAGTTACTATATCCATCTTGATTATTTATAATTAAAGCATATTCATTAAACGAAGTATTCTTATCAAGGTCATGATGATCAAGTATTAATACTTCAACCCCATTTTTACTTAACTCTTTACATACATAAGTATCATTACTTCCCGCATCAGGACATAATACAAATTGATATTTGTTTTCTAATATATAATCTTTACAATCATCTAATCCATGTTGTTTACCAGTATGAAAATATATCTTTATTTTTTTTGTCCAATCTGGAAATAAATCATACAAATAGTTTAATAAAAGTGCAGATGATGTATTTCCATCTACATCAGGATCGACTATAATGATTGTTTTACTATCGTTTTTGATATTCTGCGCTACCATCTGCACAGCTTCTTTTAATCTTTCTTCTCCAAATGCTTCAGGAGGATTAATGTCTTTATCAGAAACTAAAGTATAATCTCTTATTTTACTATTGTCAATCCCTCTATTCAATAATACCTGTGTCACAGCAGAAGGTTGTGACACAGGTGCTATTAATTTATATTTCATTTAATCTTCCTTTGGAAGCCACTTCTCGAAGATGGTATTGAAGTAACTTGAGTTATCAAAGAGTCCCTTGATAAGCGCCATAGCAAAACCTTTTTCTGCATCATAAGTATCACCTTTCTGACACTTTACTACTGTTTTAGTACCATCCTTCCATTTAATTACTGTTGCAGGATTATTAAAATAAACTTTATCAATGGTATCTATAAAAGCATCAATCTTCTTTCGATTCTTTTCTGCTACCATCTTATCTAACTTCTTTTCAGCCTCTTCTGCTTTCTTATCAATCACCTCTTTGAGAAGATAATCAAGCATATCATCAGTATAAAATTTGCTTGTATCTGAGCCTTTCATAACTAAATCTGAGACGTCTATTGAAGTTCCAAAATCTTTAATAGTTGCAGTCCAAGATCCACTTGTATCCCACTTCTTAGGCTCAGTATAAGTTACATGATTTAGCGCTTTGCTTAAATAATCACTGATACCTGTTGTCGTTGTCGTTATATTTGTTGTTATCATACTACTTTACCTCTTTTTCTTTATTTTCTTATATTATTATATCATAAATTTTTTATAATTTCAACCTATTGTGAACCTATTCTTAAACATTTCTATAAATGTTTCTTTTCCTGCATCAATAGGCGATGCTTTATAATCAAGATTAAATTGATTATCTTTATCAAACATAAAACTTATTTTAATATATTTACCAAATTTGTTATTTAACTCAGTAAGTTTCTTTGTCCATCGTTTCCATTCTTTGTCTCCAGGAATTTGAAACTGTTTATCAAAAGCGATTACTATTTCTTCAACTCCTAATGCGCGAAGCAGATTAAATTGATTTGTAGTAAGATTACTTCCGCAACACGCAACTGTTATATCATTATCTATACCAAAATATGAAGCATATCCAAGACAGAACTTTTCGCCTTCACCGAGAATAGCTATTTTTATATTTTTTATATTGTCTTTACTTCTGTTTATATTATATAAATTAAAACCTAATGGATGATTATACATTTTACCATTTATAATGGCTGGCATATATTTACCTTTATCTTCGTTCTCTTTTACAAGAGTTCTTTCTCTTATTCCTATTAGGTTATTATTAATATCATGATGCGGAATTACTATTCCATAATTATATGGATCAAATCTAATTCCGTATTCTTTCATTACTTCTTCTGTTATACCTTCTCTTAACCAAGGCCCTATCTTTCGGTAAGGAAGATTCTCTAAAATTTTATCATCAAAAATTTTAAATTCAATTCTTTTTTGCTGGTCGGAAACTTGCAGATTTCTTTCATATTTAGAAAAAATTGAAAAATCTGGAGTCTTTATTTCTTCTTTGTGAAAATCATCGACAACATCAAGAGCGAAGTAATTTACTATATAAAGTTGTGCATCATATAATGAAAATTCTCTATTATATTGAATCTTCATTATTTTTCTAACAAGATCAAATATATCAAAACCATTTGTCTCTGCACATTCTGTATAACATTTAAAAAGTTTTGTATTCTCATAATAATATAGTTTATGAGAACCACTTCCATCTGCGGGATTGTGGCAAATTGTGCGGGATACAAGGGTTCCGATACGTTTAACAGGTTCCCCGCCATGATCAGCCAAAAACTGTTCAACTTGTTCTATTGTTAAAGAATTTTTAATTTCATCTTTATCAAATCTCATATTCTTTACCTTGGCGTTTTAATTAAAAAGCGCTTTTCCAATTCTCAACACGAGGCTTTACATTAATAACCAAATCTTCTATCTCAATAGGTTGATAAAAATATGTTGTTGCGAAAGTAGGATTCATTCTACAAATACCTAAATCTGTATTACACCAAAGGAACATATGATTATATCTTCCTCGTCTATTTTTATAAATAGATATTTTTAAGTTAGGCATTTCAAATCCATTACTTGAACAGAACTGCTTTAATGCATCTCTATCTGCATCTGTAACAGGAAGCATTATCATTCCCGCATCCACTTTATCTGCAATAGCCTTTGCGCCTCTAAGTAAGTTCTGGTCAAAAGTTTTTGCTTCAACATAATCTCCATTTAACTGCGTTGATGTAAGTATAAATACTCCATATTGTCTTGCAATATCTTTAAGTCTTACACTTATCATAAAAAGAACATTATCTTCTCTTAATCCTTTTACATTTGCTTTTCCGCTTATTTCACTTAAAATCTTAATACTTGAATGAATATAGTCAAAGCAAATATATCTTATATTATATTTTCTAATACCAAGCTTAACTGTACTTTCTACATCTTGTAAACCAAAATCAGGAAGTTCTTTAATATAAAGAGGACTATTTGCTATAATAGTTTTAGCTTTCTTTACTCTTTCAAATTCTCCTTCTTCATAATTATTCTCAAGGATATGATCCTCTGGAACTCCAGCTACAAAAGACCACATCATGGTTTGTACTTCATCAATACCCTGCTCAGTTGTTATGTAAATTGTAGGTTCACAAGTTCCGTTTTGTATCCATTCTTTTTTAGTTACATCATATAACTCATCACAAGCAAAATTGCAAGCATCTGCAACCATTAATCTTGACTTACCAAAGTTAGTTGGCGCTGACCTAAGAAATACACATCCAAATCTTGCGCCTCGAAATATCTTATTTATATATTTTCCAACCATAGGGTATCCTACATTTGGAGTAGTCTGAAGATCGTTTAGTAAATCATCCGCACCATCTGAAGCTGAACGAATATCATCAGATGCGTTTTCTGCAAACCGCAACTTTACATTTTCTATTTTATCATTAACTATATCTGCAATTTCTTCAAGAGAATGATTGTCTAACCAATCTTCTTGCTCTTGCTTTAGTTTTATATCTAAAACATTACTTGGATTATATATAGACTCTACATTTACTCCAACAGAGTCATACATTCTAAGTAATGTAAACTTTTTCAATCTTTTATAATAATAATCAAAAGTAGCCACTGAAACAGATTCTGTGCATTTTTGCAACCACTCCGCGCCATTATACGCTTTATATGTAGCATACTTTTTTTCTCTTTGTTCAAGATAATCTTCTATTGTGTTAATATTTATATTCTTTGCCCCAAGAGCATGAAGGTTATATATAGCTTCAAACATAATCCTGTGAAACTCTTGTGGGAAGTCCTCTTCATTAAATTTATACTGAGGCTCTTCTAACAGTTGAGGATTTTGATAAACACTACCTACTACCTGTATAATTGATTTTGTGTCTATATAGTTGCTTTTCATGTTAATCCTCCGTGTTGAATAGTTTTGGCGGGACTGTCTTTGAGACAGGGGTTAAGATTTCTATTTCTTTACTTTTGGTACTATTATAATTACCAGTTCCCGCGTGTTGTGAATTTATATAAATTTCATAGTAATAGTTATAAGCTTGCTGATAACAAAAAGGTATAATACCAATCGAGCCTTCTCTTAATTTTTCTTTTGAGTTCTTTTTAATCTCATAGAAATATAACAAACTTTTTAACATACCACTATAAGAATATCCATAATCTTTTTTCCAAGCATCTGTTACTTTCTTAAACTGAACAAAATTAAAATTTTTACCTTGTTCTTTTTTTACATACTGATAAAACTCTTCAAAATCCTTCTCTTCTTGAGTTTTTGCTTGGTCTTTCTTTTCTGCACAATCTTTATGCGCATATCTATTACTTCTTGGTTTTATCCATATTTTATTTTCATCTTGCGGTTGCGCGTCAAACATCTGCCCGCAATATAAACATTTTACTAAATGTTGAGTCATTCATAGCACCCACTTTTATTTATTTTCTATAAATATTATAACAAATTTTTTAATAAAAATAAATAAGAGAGTATTTAATTTACTTAAATACTCTCTTAATAGCGGTTATTTATTATGAAAGAGGTGGAATAATTTTTAAATCATCTATAATAAGAGATAGCTGTTCAACCTGATCTCTATTCATGTCTCCAACCTTTTTACCTTTACCTAAATATCTTTCTATTATTTGAGTAATTCTTGGAGCATAATATTCTTCCATCTGCTTGTCGTCTTTACCAAAGTTATCAATTAATTCTCCAAATTCTTTCATTAAAACATCAAAGTCTAAATGTGAACTTGTATCTTTATAAGAATTTTCTCTTTCGTCTGTGAAGAGTTCAATACCATCTTCTTTAGCCTGTTTATCAATAGCTTCTCCAATAGCATTTACTAAATTCTGATAATTAAATTCAATATAATCTGGAGTATATTTGAAGCGGGATCCCGCCTCGTATCTCTGTGTACCCCTCATAAATAAAATAGTCTTATTCTGACCTTTATCATCAATTACTGCTCTTGAATACCCAATAATATCTGCCATACGAGCAACAATATTATTAGCTCTCTTATCAAGGGTTGGAACTATTTTATTATATTCTACACCAGCTTCATCTTTAAATACTTTATCTGTTGCATGAGAGATAAGAATAATACCATATCCTAACTGTACAATAGTTCTAAGTTTTTCATCAAACTCATCACTGATTAAAGTATAACCTTTTCCATAAGGAATGTCACCTATTGTATCAACTCCATTATTTGCACATATATATTTTTCACAATATGAATATGCAATATCTGTTGTATCTATAATAATTGTTTCAAATACTTCTTTTACTTTTTCGTCTTTAAGTTGACGTATTACTTTAAGGAACTCTGCCCAACTATTAATTGGCTGAGCTTTAATACCAGCTAAAGCATTATAACCTTTTTCAAAAGCTAAAAGAAGTGATTTTGGAAACTTTGTTGCTATTGTAGTCTTACCGCTTTTTGGCTCACCGTAGAAAAATACTGAATATCCTCTCATATCGCGGGAAACCTTATGAGGCTGAAGACCTAATAAATCTATATCTGCCATCTTCTATTCCTCCTGTTCTGATAAGAGGTTCAGCTTAGAAGCTGAAACCTCCCTGTGGTACTGATGCAGTTGCTGCCTGAGCTGCAGGACTAGCACTCTTTGCGTTCTTTGACGCATTATACTCTTCTGAGTTCTTCTTTACTTCTGCAAGATGAACTTCTCTATCCTGAAGAACCTTAGAAAGCTCTGCCGCTGTAATAGTACCCTCTGTATCAAACTCGTAAGGAACTGGATTAGCACCTGTGATAAGATACTCTCTATTTCTACGAACGATTGTATCTACTGTTGCTTCACCAAAAGCTGATTCTGTTACCTTTTCGCTCTTAATATATGTATTAACAATCTTACCCCAAACCTTTGTATAAACAGGATTCTTCTTTGATGCATCAAGATCAAGGAAATACTTAGCTGCTGCTGCATTTCTTGCTACCATTGTAATAGGAAGTGCTGCATTTCTAAAGTCGAATGTAATACCCTTAATCTGAACATAAGAATCTCCCTCATCTGGAGTAATCTCAGTTACTTCAAAAATAATTACATCTACTGAAAACTTGTGTCTACCAACATCTCCCTCAGGACGAAGTGTGTCAGGAGTTACAATATTAACAAAACCGCCTTCATTTCTTGGAGTTGTCTGTACTGTTTCCTGTCCCTGTGGATACCAGTCATTAACTGAGTAAGAAGGATTAAGTTTAACACAAGTTGCCATATCATATCCATCAGTTACAACTGTCTTACCGCTTGTGATGATCTGCTTAAGAGCTGTGTAAGTGTTGTTTGACTTACCTGAACTATATGTTGGAGCTACATAAGTATAATGAACTGGAACGATATTTGAAGCTTCTGCATCTACTGCAACTTCAACTGTTCCTGCGATATATGGAGTTCCTGGGTTCTTTGAGTTCTCACCTGTTACCTTTTCCTTTAAATCAAACTGATAAATCTTTCCTTCAATATTTTCTATGTTTTCATTCTTTCTCATAATATATTTCTCCTTTTAAAAACTTATATTATAATTTTAACAAAATTTTTCTTAATTGTCAACTTCCGCGCCATTACAACTCAAATCACAAGTCATACCTTTTTCAGTTATTTTATAAGAAATAGGATTTTCACCTTTTCTCTCAATATAACCATCTTCAATTAACTTCCTCATTGAACCTGAAACAGAACGACCTGATACTTCAATCTTTTCACCGAGAGATTTTGCGGAGATCCAATCATTGATCTCACGCATAGCTTCCAATATCTTTATTCCTTTATCAGTAAAAGCTTTCTTATTAGAGCTTTTACCTTTCTTATAATCTTCAAAAAAATCAAATGCTTCCTGTGGAATTTCATCTTCAAATGTGTACTTTGTAAATAATCTTTCTACTGTGTTAATAAAAATATCTTTTCTTTCATCTGCCATAATTATTTTTTCTCTCTTTCATTTTATTTTCTATAATAATTATAACAAAATTTTATAAAAATTGCAAATTTTTAATTTGTAGGAACAATCATTTGAATAGGGCTTAATAAATGGGGGGTTATAACACACCTAATTATTTCATCAGAAATACCTTTTTGATAATAAATTTTATCAAATCTACAACCTCTACTTTGACTATTTGCATCTATAAATCTAATATAATCTCCATTTTTTAAAAAAATCATATCTTTAGTTATTTTCGCTATATCTTCTATATTTAAAGTGCATACTAATGAATCTCTGACTTCATTTTTCCACCATTCATCTTTATAAAAAACCCCAATTTTTTTATTAATATTAATTTGGTTTATCACTTTGAATTACCTCATCAATAAAAATTAATTCCTGTGCATATGGAAGGGTTCGCGCCCAATCTATAAATGATTTAGACCATTCTGTTAATTTATGAAATCTTCTTTGCCCTTTGCTACACATAGCAAGTAAGTTCTCATAATTCATAGTTACCGTACGAGTCTGCAACCATGATTCAGGTAATATACGAATAAGTTCTTTCCAATACCTTGTATCTTTTGTTTTAAGATAACGTTTACGAAATGTCTCACATATATCAATAATTTCGTCCCAAGCATCATCAGCATAACTATCATAATTATATGGTTCATTATCAAATACTTTAACATTTTCATAATCATCCATCTCAAAACATTCTTTAGTTATTGGAGTAGATGCAAGTTTATGCATTGTGCTTGTGCTATTAGCAACAGTACCAACTTTATATGTGTCAAATTCTTTCCACCAATATAAAGGTGCTGTAATATCAACAGATACCATGATCTGACGCATAAATTTACGATGTTCGGGGCCTGCTTTGATAAGACGCTGAAGAAGATCTAAATCATTTTCACCAAGAACAGTATCATATGAATTCTCATAAAATTCACTATCTGATTTATTCCAACTATTCATAGGGTTGCGAGCACCGCGAATTGCATGCTCAAAACCCCAGACTTCTGTATTTGTAAATTTCATATTATATAAACTCCGTAATTATTTCATCACAAAAGCCTAACTCAATGGCTTCGTCTACAAAGAACCACCAATCATCACGGCTTTTCTCTTTATAAAGCTCTTCATCAACTTTAGTATTCTTTATGATATAATTTTTCATTCTATCAATGAGATTACTATAATATCCTGCATAATTCTTAAATTTACCAGCATCAATAGAACCAAGAGAAGTAGAACCTTCATGGAATAAGAAACTTGCAGAAGGGAAACTATATCTCTTATGACCTGTTACAAAAACAAGTAAACCACCTGAATATGCGGTTCCCATGTTTATGGTATATACAGGCGTTTTTGAAAGCGTGATAGCGTCAGCCATCATCAGCGCTGAAGTGAGATCACCGCCAGAAGAGTCAACAAAAAGTTTAATAGGAACTCTCTCTTCTACTGGAATACCCTTATCTGCCATATTCCACATTCTAATAAGATGTGTGATAGCATCACCAACCGCTTCATCTATTCCATTTAAAAGTAATACTCTGTTAATAGTATCATATCTTTCAGATATATTATCTAAATCTTTTAATTCAGAAGTATTGTTTAAATACTCTGTCATTAATTGGTCAAGAGTTACATCTGAAATTTTCTTATTGTCCATAAATTTCTTATTTTCTGCCATTACTTGATGTTTCCTTTCGTGCTATTATAACCAAAAGTATCTGCTTGGTATAATTCAATAAAATATTTTTCTTTTTCATTTAGTTCATCTTGCGAACATTCTATAAGTAACTCAAAAGTAAAGTTCTCTAAACCATATTCTTGAATTGCTTTGTATAATTTATTACCAACAGGTGTATCTATTCCAAGACCACATTTACAGTGATCTGACCAACGTCTATAAATATCATTAGATTGTCCTATATAACATTCATCTGTTATAAGATTTGTTATTTTATATATACCACATTTAGTTTTATCTTGAAGTATAAGCGGAAATTGCTTCTTTGCAATAGGTTGCCAATATGTTTGCCATACTAACATACTCAAGATACGTGGTTTATTTAGTTCACGTTTTACTAATTCGAGTCTGCGGGCGTCCGCTAAATCTGTCTGAGACGGAAGTAATCTATAATTATTTTTATTATCTTTTACTTCTTGCTCTTTTAATAAAGCTTCATGTGCGGCGGCCCTCGTTTTTTTCATTTTATCGAGTTCCAATGTAACATCAGACAGCTGCTCCCGCAACGAATCTATCTTATAATCAAATTCTTTTTCAACTTGATTATATCTATTATCTAAATTATCTATATAATCGTTAAATGCAAGTTCAGAAATCTGTTTATTCTGTTCTATTGTTTCACTTAAATTATCTCTTTTTTTATGAATTGCATCGTCTAATTGTTGGTTTTCATATTTTAATTTATTATTATCTAAATTTAATTGTTTTACAGTATTTTCTAATTCTGCTTGCATTAAACGTAATTCATCATTTTTCTTTATAGCTTCTATATCTAATTCATGCTTTTGTCCTAATCGAATACTTAAAGACACAACGCATATAGACGCTATAATGAGCATTACACTTAATACAATTATCATTTTTAGTCTCCTTTTGTAAAAAAAGCCAGACTGTTAAAAATCTGGCTTTTATAATACAAAGTTGAATTAATCTAAATTACTCAGACATCTTAGCTGCAACCTTAGCCTGTGCTGCTGCAAGCTCCTCTGCCTCGATAGACTCTACTGTAGACTCACGTCCCTTGTCAGTAAGCTGAACGAACTTAACTGCCTTATGAATTGTGTTACCATTCTCATCAGTTGTTTCAATCTCACCTGGAACTCTAACTGCATAATCCTTACCAGCTCTACAAAGTGCTGCTGTGATGATACCATTTACTGACTTAATTGGGAGTCCTGTACCTTCTGCGATGTCAGGTGCTGTAATCTTGTCTGCTTCATGTTCCTTAATGTAATTAAATACGATCTTTGTGTTCTCTTTCATTGTAATTTCTCCTTGAATTTTATTATTTTTATTTAATAAGATGTTTCTTTTTCAACACCTTTATTATATTAATATTATATAAAAAATTTTTATAAATTTCAATATTACTTAGCACAATGCTCGATTATGAAATTGTCAATAAAAGCCAAATCTGCAAGCCCGCAGCTGCCTATAATTTTAAACACAGCCTCTTCTTTTTCTCTTGGAGTTAGCGAGGAAATTTCAATTTGATATACTTCATATGCTTTTTTAATTAATTCATTTTCTTTCATTTTCTTTTTATTTTTATTCATAAATATATTGCCCCCATGCTATAATATCTCCTGCATAAAAGATTTTTGGATTTCCTTCAATACATTCTCCTCTGATGACCTTTCCTGTATAGAGATTAGTTGTTAAAGTTCCTATACAGGAATATATTTTATCATCTTCTGTATGTATTAAAAAATGAACTCTTTTATTGATAGGACATTCTTTTATATTAGGGTTCCACCATGTAGTTATGCTCATTTTATCATCTCCATTAAATCTTCTTCTGTTATAATAGGGATATTTAATTCTTTAGCTTTTTTATTTTTTGCGGAAGTAGAAGTTACATCATTATTAATTAAATAATTAGTTTTAGAAGTAACAGAGCTTGCAACTTTACCGCCCGCATTTTCAATAACACTAATTAATTCATCTCTATTTTTAAAATTTTTGAGTTTTCCAGTTATTACAAAAATACAGCTATCTAATTTAACACTTTTGTCCTGATGCTTTTCAGGTTTAAATGTTATATATTCTACTAATTTATCTGCTTCTGTATAATCAAAGTTATGAAGTGCGGAGTTCATTTCATAACCAAAACCATTCCATTGAGTAAAATCAAATTTATTATTAATTAAATCTTTAAATTCTTTCCACGTTTCAACATACTCACATATTTGTTTAGATACTCGTGTTCCAATAAGAGGAATACCAAGACCTGATATAAAAGCTTCAAGAGGCGCTTCTGCCAACCTATCATCAATAGCTTTAAGTATTTTGTCTACTGAAGCTTGACCAAAACCTGGTTTATTAATCCATTCTGAGCGATGCTCTTTTAATTTAGGAATATCCGTTATATCATTAACCCATTCCCAATCTATGAGTTTCTCAAGAGTCTTTTCTGAAAGTCCTTTAATATCAAGACCTTTCTTACCGCAAAAATGGTCAAGTCTATTTATAAGTTTACCTTCACACTGAGGGTTTTCACATATAAGGTTTTCAACTCCTGAATCAGAAACTACTATATTCGTAAGTCCACCGCAACAAGGACATAATACACCATAATCTCCACCTAATCCAACAGTTACTCCACAATGCCTAATTATATCCCCATAATCCATCTTTTTTGCTCGTTTAATTTGAGGTATAATCATATTTGCTTTATATATCCAAATAGGTTCACCATGATAAGGAGTATCACCAAGTATTTCTTTCATTATACTTATATTATGTAAACTTGCATTTTCTACTGTCGTACCATCAATATCAACAGGTTCAAAATGAGCCACTGGAGTAAGAACTCCTGTTCTACCCATTGTATAATGAATACCTAATAATCTTGTTTCATATTCTTCATCATAAAATTTATATGCAAGCCCGCCTTTAAAATGATGGTCTGTTCTGCCTGCCGCCTCATATTCATCTATATTATTATATTTAAATACAACTCCATCAATAGGGTAATATCCTTCACTTCTATGTTTAATTACCTTTATTTCTTTTTCAATTTCATTTTCTCCATAAATCCAAGGAACTACTTCAAAATTTAATGTTTGAAGAAAATTTAGTTTTAAACTTAATGACTTTACAAGTTTAAATATTCCATCAATATCTATTAAATCCCATGCAACAAAAGTTAAATCTCTTGCACGACATTCTTTTGAGTCAAGCAATCTAATACTACCTGAAGCAAAATTTCTTGGATTTTTATATTCATCTTTCCATTTTTCAAAATCTGAATAAGTGCAAATTATTTCACCATCAACGACTATATTATCTTTTTCATCAATTCTCTTTGGAATAGAAGGTATTACAAGAGCATTATGAGTTATATCTTCTCCTTCGATACCATTACCACGAGTTTCTGCGCGAACCAGCTTCCCGCCCTCATAATATAAACTGCAAGTAAGACCATCCATCTTACTCATAACAATATAATCTTTCCCCTTAACAAAATTCTCAACTTCTTCTATTTCTTTTGTTTTATTAAGAGAAAGCATTGGATGATTATGTTTAACTTTTTTTAATTCATTTACAACCTGATAATCAATTTTCTGAAGAGGAGAGTCAGGATCAATATCGTCAAAAAAATGTTCATATTTTTGTACTTCAAAATATATGTCATCCCACTCTTTATCAGAGACAGTTGGATGTCCTTCGTCATACTCTTTTGTTCTATTATTAAGCCATTTTACAGCTGCATGATAATCTTTACTGCTCATACAATACATTAGTAATCCCTCTTTCTTATTTTAATATTTGTATAATTCCTTATTTTTTCTTCCCATCTTTCAACTGCTTCTTTATACCCATTTCCATATGGTATATCACAAATATTATTAACTTTATATTTAACTAAAACTTCTTCTACTGATAAAGCATAAAATTCTCTCATTAAATTATGAGATATTCTATTATCATACCATCCCATACGTCTTTCAATACTTGTTGGCATAGTATATTGATCTGTTTCTTCAAAACGTCTTTCAATCATTTATATCACTTTCCTTTCTAAAAATTCTTTTTTGTATAATGTATCTGTAATATAGCTTTTAACTCCATATAACAATCAAAACAATAATCAAGCGTTTGAGTGCTATTATTAAAATCATTTTGATACACTGGTATTGTTAATCTATAAAATTCTTTTGGTATATTAGTCATTTTCCCGCATATATCACAAATACAACCAAATTGATTTCTTGCCATTTTTATCCTCCTATTTGCTGTTGCGGATGTATTGGGGCGTGCTTATTCATTTTTGCTGTTTCTATATTTCCTGTACTTGTTGTATATACCGTGGTTTTTTGTTCTCCTCCACAATAATAACACATTGGTGTATATGGAGAATATACTCTTCCACATGTTGGACATACCCATCCTTGTGGAGTCATAATTAAGAATTCATTTATCATATTTATCACCTTCTTATTACCATTGAATTAAATGATATATATTTAAAATATCATTATTATCTATTTCTACAATATCTTCATTATCTATATTAATAACAATATATCCTTCTGTTTTAAGTATTTCACAAACAATAGGCATTAAATGTATATTAACATAACACTGCCTTAAACCTTTATTAGCAGCTTCTTTAATTAATATATTTACTATTTCTATTTCATCATTTATTTCACCTTTGTTTAATTCTGAAATTCTTTTTGCTTCTTGTATTTTTATTAATTTCATATTTATTACCTCTTTCATTTACTTTCTATAAATATTATAACAAAAATTTTAATAAAATGCAAAAAAGAGGAGCTAATGCTCCTCTTTATATTATAACTTAATAACTCTCTCAATTTTACTTCCATTTACTACCTGAACACCTGCGGCGGTGCGCCCCATGACGTTTATATCCTTAGCCTCTATACAGATGGAGTTTGGTCTTCCGATGATAAACAAGCTATCGCTGTCGTCGATAAGGGCAGCTCCAGCCACAGTGGTTTCTGAAACAATGACTCCGACTCCACCTCTATTTTGGGTTGGAATTTCAGAGGTTCTAACCCGCTTTCCCAATCCAGATATGGTAAAGATACCAAGATCATTATCATGTCGTCTAGAGATAGGTAATCCAACAAGGACTTCGTCACCTTCCTTTAACTTAATTGCTTTAACTCCCGCAGCAACTCTTCCAATAGGAGTAATATCTTTAGTTTCAAATTTAATGCTCATACCCTTCTTAGTTATAACTATTACATCTTCATCATTAAGAAGAGTTACATTTGCAAGAGAGTCACCATCTTTAAATTTAATAGCCTGAATACCAGTTGTCTTTTTAGTTCCTTTAAACTCTTCAAGCTTTGTCTTTTTAATTAATCCCTGTTTAGTAAAGAATACAACATATTTTGCATCTGTTTCTCTAAATTGTGAAGTTATATACATAACTTTTTCATTTGGATTAAATTTAAGTAAAGTTGCAAGGTTCGCGCCCTTTGATGTATTTGTACCTTCAAGAACGTTATCTACTAATAATCTAAACATTCTTCCTTCTGATGTAAAGATAAGTAATGTATCAATAGTGTTAGTAGATATAGATGATAATATTACATCATCTTGTGTCTTAATGCCTTTACCATTTCTCTTTTGTGTTTTAAATGATGTTTTAGGTATTCTCTTTACGTCACCCGATTGAGTACATATAACTACTACGTCTTCAGGTTCAACTAGCTCTATTTCTTTTTCTTCTTTTGGTACTTCAATCTGCGCGAGTTGCGTTCTACGCTCATCACCATATTTTCTAACAATTTCATTAAGTCTGTTATGAAGTTCTTTTATTTGTGTTAATTCATCTATAATAAGATATTCAAGTCTTTCTATATTTTTCTTCAGATCTTCTTTTTCATTTTCAAGTTTTACACCTTCCAATTTTGCAAGAGAAGAAAGTTTCATATTAAGTATTGCAGTTACTTGATTATCTGTAAACTCATATTTCTTTATGAGAGATTCTTTTGCGGCAGCCGCACTCTCAGATTTCTTAATCATAGCTATAATATTATCTATATCAGCTAAAGCTATAAGTAATCCTTCAACTACTTCAAGTCGTGCAAGCGCTTTATTTCTGTCAAATTTCGCTTCGCGTTTGATACACTCTATATTATGGTCTACATAAATCTTAATACAGTCTTTAAGATTTAATTCAGTCGGTGTTTTTCCAACAAGACCAACCATGTTATAAGAGAATGAAGTCTGCATATTTGTATGAGCATATATTTTATTTGCTATTGCACCTGGATTAGAACCTTTTTTACATTCTATTACAATTCTAATACCTTTTTTATTTGTTTCATCTCTTACATCATCAACATTATCAATTTTACCTTCTTCACAAGCCTTACCAATTTCCGCAACTAAGCCTTCTATTGTTTGTGCATATGGAATTTCATAGAATACTATATTATTCTTTTCAATTTTATATAATCCTCTAATTTTAACAGAACCTTTACCAGTTCTCATTATATTAGGAATATCATTTTTATTAATAACCATACCACCAGTTGGGAAGTCTGGTCCAGGTAACATAGGTTCTTCTCCTCGGAGATATTGATCAATGGCTTCCGCAACTTCTCTTAAATTATGTGGCGCCCACTTACAAGCCATAGCAACACCAATACCTTCATTTGGATTACAAAGAAGATTTGGAAAGATAGCTGGAAGAGTAACTGGCTCTTCATCTGATTCGTCATAAGTAGGTATAAAATCTACATTATTCTTCTTTAATCCATTTAATAGTCCATCTTCTGAAATCTTAGCAAGGCGGGCTTCGGTGTAACGCATATGCGCAGGTCCATCACCTGTTATATTACCATTGTTTCCATGAAAATCAATCAATGGATAACGCATAACCCAATCTTGAGATAATCTTACAAGTGCGCCATATATTGAACTATCACCATGTGGATGAAGACTACCCATAACATCACCGACAATACGCGCAGCCTTAACATGAGCTTTATTGGATGTTCTGCCTGTTGAATACGCTCCATAAAGTATTCGTCTTGCGACAGGTTTCAACCCTGATTTTGCATCAGGAATTGATCTATCCGTATTAACGGCTACCGCATATTCTATAAAATTAGTACCTAATTCTTTAATTATATCATTCTGCATTATTAATTACTCCTAAAATTTAATATAATCAGTTGAAAAAGTTCCAAATAATTGAAGTGGATTATCATATTTATCACCATAATATGCTATATATCCTTTTTTATCAGATACTCTATTATATGGAACGCAGCATATCATAAAATTGTCTTTCCATCCTACCCTCATATCCTCCTTACCATAAGGAATTATTATTATATCTTCAATTTTAATACGAAATAGAATTTGAGAATTATTAAATTCATTAATTAAAATCTGTAAACATTCTCCTAAAGAAGAAAATTCCCTTGCTTCATTCATGGCTTCTTTTAATGTGCCTCTATGAGGTCTGTGTATTATACTCATTTTTACTCCTGATTATAAGTAGCCTCCTCACTATGTTTCTTAATATATTCTTTTCTAGCTACAACTCCAGTTCCCATTAACTGATCGAACAAAAGATCAGTAGCTTTAATATCATTTACAGTAATTTGTTTTATAATTCTATTATCTGGGGTTGTGAGTGTTTCTTCTGTCTCTTCGACGTTCATCTCACCAAGACCCTTCATTCGCCCAACCTGATACTTCTTTCCCTGATGTGTCTTACGATATTCTTCAAGAGCCTCATCATTTTTTAAATAAATATATTTATCTTTACCTTCTGTAATCTTATAAAGTGGCGGAACTCCCGCATACACATAACCTTCTTCTATAAGCTGTGGACAAAAATTCCATATAAAAGTATAAAATAAGTTTTTGATATGCGCTCCATCAACATCTGCATCACTCATAATAATAATTTTACCATATCTTAAATCATCTTCATCATAAGTAAGTTTCATTGTCTTTGGATCAGCCTTTAACCCAAACGCTTCAATCATTGTCATAATTTCAGCATTTTTCTTTATCTTTTCAAGAGTGGCTTTCTGAGTATTTAATATCTTACCCCTTACAGGCATCACAGCTTGATATTCATTATCACGAGCCATCTTTAAATTACCAGAGGCACTATCTCCCTCTGTTATATATATCTCACATTTCTTTCTATCTTTACTATAACAATCTGCAAGTTTACTATCAAACTTTAATGCTTTTTCTTTCTTTTTATTAAGACCGCGAGCAGTTTCTCTAGCTTTCTTAGCAGCTTCCCGCGCCTTCTTTGCATTTATAGCTTTATCTGCTATTGTTTTTATTTCTTTTTCATTCGTTTCTAACCAAACTCTTAAATTTTCTCCAAGAGCCTGAGTAAATATTGCAGTTTCAATTTTGGTTACACGTGACTTAACCTGAGCATCATATCCAACATTAGGAGCTGTCATATTAAATACAATATACATTCCCTCTTGAATATCGTCGCCTGTTAAGTTTTCATCTTTATCTTTTAACCACTTCTTATCTCTAAAAAACTTATTAAACTCTCTTGTGATAAGAGTTTTAAGCTGTGTTATATGTGGACCTGAATCTGTAAGACCTGTATTTACATAAGGAACAATAGTAGATGAATAATTTGATGTATAAGTTAATACCATATCCATCTTATATTTTCCTTCAACAAACTGCATATGAAATCTATTCTTTATAATCTCATTATCTTTAACTGCATCATCTACTAAATCATTAAGTCCATGTTCTGAATAAAATTTTGTTGTTGTTCCATTATCATTTAATTCTATTGTTAAACCAGGACATAAACAAGATATTGTCTTAAATAATGACTTAATTTTATTTATTTCTACTTCTGTATGAGTAAAAAATTCTTCAGATGGCTGCCATTCAACGAATGTACCAGATAAATTCTTACTTGCATCACTAACTTCTCTTTTACTAAAAATACCCTCTTTAAAAGATATTTTCTCAGCTTTACCATCTCTATATGTAATAACATCAAGCCAATGAGATAAGAAAGTTGTTATTTTACTACCAATACCAAAAGAACCTAATGAAGTTCCTTCATAAGTTCCATCTTCTCTATATTTACCTGAGGTATTTAATACACTAAATGCAGCTTCAAGAACTGTTGTGCCATCATCTCTTTTTTCATTTACAAGAAAACCCTGACCATAATCTCGCACAGATATAATATCTTTATTAATATTAACTTCAATGCGATCACCATGCCCAAGACGAAATTCATCAACCGAATTAGATACTATTTCAACTAAAAGCTGTGTTGAATAAGTACAATCGCCCGCATACACTCCTGGTCTAAGTCTTGTAAATTCTAATGGAGAGAGCGATTCAATGCTATCTTTAGTATATAATTTATTATCTACTGCCATGATTCTACCTCTTTAATAATTTCATTTAAATTCTTTAACACTTCTTCTTTATTTAAAGTTTTTAATACCATAGCATTTTTAGGAAGAAATATTAATGGAAGACGATATTCCCTTGAGAAATATTCATCAAGTTGTTTAGCTATTGTTTCAAGCCATTCAGGGTTTGCCTGAGATATATCATAATATATAACAGGATACTCCTTATTTAAATCTTCTACTTCTTTCATTTTAAAATCTCCTTAAATTTTTATTTCTACGAATATATTTTATCATAATTTTTCAGAAAAGTCAAAAGAGAAGCAAATAAGCTTCTCTCGTAATTGCAAAATTAGAAATCCTCTAAATTATTCTCTTTACATAAAGTCATAAACTTGGTTTCGTTATTAGTAGCAAGAGCATCTGCAAGTTCATTTCCTAATATACCTGAATGACCATCTACTTTAACTATCATTACATTTTTAGCTTTTCGTAGATAATGATATAATTCTTTTACTAAATCAATATTTTCTACTTCGCGCCCTTTACTATTCTTCCAATCATTCTCTGCCCAATCCCATATCCATTTATTCAACATATTAACACAATATGCGGAGTCAGAAAATATAGTAGTTTCAATAGCTGCACAATACATATGTTTAAGTACATGAAGTATTGCTTTTAATTCTTCTCTATTGTTTGTAGTATTTTCACATTGTTTTGAATAAATATGCAATATTTCTCCATCTTCAATACATATTACACCAAAACCGCCCTTGCCTGGGTTACCACTGCAAGCTCCATCTGTATAAAATGCTAATCCGCCTCTGTTTATTTTATTCATATATTTTTTTCTCCATTTTTTATTTCTTTTTTATATTATATTAAAAATTTTAGTAAAAGTCAATAGGACAAAAAAATAGGAGATTTGCGCGAAGCAAATCTCCTAAAATTTTATTTATATTTGTTAGCAGCGCCTTGACTACCTTTTCCGTAGATACCATCTACTTCAATCTTTTCTTTCTTTTGGAAGTCTTTAAGAGCCTTTTCAGTAGCAGAACCAAAGATACCATCTATATCAAGATTATATTTACCATACCAATTAAGGAATTTTTGTAAATATCCTACCTGTACATTATTATCACCATATGATAATACAGGTTTTGCAATAGTTCCTGCATATTTCTTTACATCGGTTGATCTCTTATGAGCCTTTTTTGCTGTTGCATTTGAAGCTGGACCAAATATTCCATCAACTTCAAGACCTTCTACTGATTGAAAATCTTTTACAGCACTCTGTGTTGCTGGACCGTAAATCCGATCTACATCAAGTCCATAATTTCCATACCAATTAAGAAACTTTTGAAGGTCTCCAACCTGAGATCCTGAAGATCCATAAGCTAATACCATTGTTGGGAATGGACCTGGATATGTTTCAGATGTAGGTTGCGGTGTTGGTGCGGGGGTTGGGTCAGGAACTTTTTTCTTAGCTTTGTCAGCAGCGGCATAAGAGTCAGAACCATATATACCATCTACATCAATTTTACTGTATTTTTGGAAATCTTTAAGAGCTGTCTCTGTTGCAGGACCAAAACTCTTATCAACATCAAGCTTGTAATCTCCAAACCAATTTAAGAAATCTTGTAAATATCCAACTTCAGTACCATAATCTCCTCTTGATAATACAGGAGTAGCGAGATCTCCTTGATAAAGGTCTTTATCTCTTGGCTCAGGTTGAATTCCCGCAAGAGCATTAGTAACTTTAGTTGCTAAATCGCCCATGCGCGAATACATCCAGTTACCTGGACATGATTTATTAGCAAACCATCTATGTACGGTTAAAATCATTTCACCTTTCTTCGGTGAATAATTAAGTGTTTTATTTTTATCGCCAAACCAAATCAATTTGTTTTTACCATTTCTTTTACAAATATCTGTACAAAGGTCTATAAGTTTCTTATAAACTACATCTTTAAAAGCATATGGATCATATGAGTCTGAAGCACATTCAATAGTAACAGCTCTTTGGTCATTTGATTCGCTACTTGAGCACCATGAGCGGTTCTTTTCCTCAACACATAAAAGTACACGTCCATCTGAACCAATACCATAGTTGCATGATGCATCTTTACTTCTTGGCATAAAAATATCACCGAGAGTTTCAACTGAACATTGACCTACTACACAGTGAGGAGTAATGCGGTCAATAGAATGTGTTCTTTGTCCTGAATGGTTTGGAGAGAGTTTAGTATAATCTACTAATGGACTATTTGTATATCCCATTATTATTCCTCCTTTTCCTCTTCTTCACTAAACAGCATTTGTATTTTTTCATTATTTTCTATCATTTCTTGAAGTTCATCTAAAGCTTTATCTACCATTGATTTAAATGTGTCAAAAGGAATAAAGACTGATACTCCAGGGAACTTAGATATGAACATATCATATACATATCTTAATTTAAGCTGTCCTGTTTGAGATCCAAGTTTCTTCTCAGCTTGAGCAACCGCCCATACAAGCCATTCTTGAATCTTACGCATTTGTTCATTATTTGGTTTCTTAAACCATACATAAAGTTTAATTGAAATTACTGCAACAATAGCAATAGCAGCTATAATAAGATACCAGTAATTTCCAAAGAAAATTAATGCTTTCATATAGTTACCTCCTTACATTTTTTCAGCTAATGAAGCAATTTTACTTCTATGACATATAGGAAGTGTTACTTCTCCATAAAAGTCTTGTCCTCTAAATACTTCTGATACACGACGCATACCATTGTTATCACCTGCATATATAGCAAGGTCAACTTGACTATTTGTATCGCCATCAAGAACGCATATACTGTCATCGCCAATTCTTTGTAATGCAAGTTTCATAAGTTCTATATTCATATTTTGTGCTTCTGTTATATATACACCAGCTCTCATTCCTGTTGTATCATAACCTCTTACATCAGACATTGGTAATAAGACTATCTTTTCTTCGGCTATCATGCGCTCTACTTGGATGCGGTCACCAATTTTTGAAATAAGGAAATTACCTATTTGAGAGTCAAGTAATTTCTCGGTACGGGAACCTGGATAGTATCCAAGCTTGGCTGATCCAGCGGTGGCCACGGTGTTACAAAAGATGACAATACGGTCTGTAATTCCATAATCAAGACACTCGCAAAGATACCCAAGTCCAAGGTAACTTTTACCAGTTCCCGCATTTCCCCTAAGCATAGTAATCTTGTTTTTTCTAAGACTATCAGCTGCTATCTTTTGGTATGGATCAAGCGGTTTTACTTCTCCAAATATCTTTGATTTAAAAGTATGAAATTGTACTTGTTGTAATTCATGGTCTCTGTAAACATAACTGTCTATAATTTTATCATTATCTTGAATTAATAAATATTGATTTTGTAATAAACCAAAATCATCTTGACTATAAATTCTATCATAGACAGTCGCGATTTCATTATCTGAAAGGCATTGTTTAATTATATACCCCGTATAGTCAGAAGGTCTATTAATGTTTAAAGGTTTCACTTGAAGTCCAATATTTTTTGCAATATTATTGCAATTAATATCATCAGTTACAAAAACTAAATCTGGATGTTTCTCGGAATATACAAAAGCACAAATAATAATGCGTGAGTCATTATTATCTAATAAAATAGGATTCGGCTCTAAGTAAGTCGAATCCCAGTCTTTATTATAATTCACTATTGTATAGGAGTCATAAAAGAAGTTTAATAACTGACTGACTTTTTTTGCTTTAAATTTAACTTCATCATCTTTAAATTTTGAAGTTTTAATAGACTCAATTTCGCTTAAAGTAATATTACTTATTGCGAATGGATTATCTTGAATATTTTTAAATATACCAATATAACCATTGAGTAAACTGCAAGTATCATAAAAAGTCATATTCTCACTCCCATTATATTAATATTATAAATAATATAAAAATTTTACTTATCTTCTTTAACTTCTTTGTCCTTATTGTTTAATTTACTAATAAGGTCAAATCCTTCTTGAATAGTTTTCTGCATTTCTTCGCGTTCTTCCTTTGAAACGCTTCTAAACTCAGTATATTTTTTTCTATCTTTCTTAACTTGCGCGATTTGGTCATTACAATATTTAATAGAAGCTTCTATTAAATCAAGTTCAAACGATTTTGCTTCATACATATGTTTTATATTATAATAGGCTTTTGACCCCTCGGGGATAACACCTAAAGACATTTTTATTCCTTTTAATATATTTTTCTTTTCTTTCTTTAAATCTTGATAATATTTAATTATAGCTCTACAACGAGATATTTCTCCTCCAACCATGCGGGAAGGCGGAAATTTCTCTTCATTTGTATTGTAATACGCATTACCCTCGAATTCACCTCTTTCAGTAATGATCACTGTCGTAGTGGTAAAGGTTTCTTCATTATAGGGCCAGGTATTCTCTGATATGATCTTCATATTCTTCTCCTTTATTTTTTATACTATTTTTAGTATAACAAAATTTTTGGTAAAAGTCAAGGCGGATAAGATTACTTACCCGCCTTATATGTTTTTATATCTTCAATTATAGTATTTATTTCCACTGGATAATTATTGTGTGCATCAAGCTCCACATGGTATATAAGTCCTTTATTCATGTCTTGGAACTTGTCCTTAGTATGCGAGTGACCGCATAAATTAATTACCTGTGCGCGAAGCAGTTTATTTTCATCAAAATTAGTAGTAATAGTTGGATAATGAGAAAGATAAAAATGATAACCTTTATATTTAAAGCGTGCGCCAAATCCAAGACAATCAAATTCTGACTTCATAAGTTCTTGACGAGTATCTGTATCGTGATTACCCCAGATTATATGCTTACGACCAGGCAACCGCCTCATATACTTCATGCCTTTTTCATTATCATTAAGGAAGCAGTCTCCTAATATATAAAGATCATCTTCCCAATCTACTACTTCATTTATATTTTTAATTATCTGTTCATTCATTTCTTCTATTGAATTAAACCCTCTTGGTTCATAAAGGAAAAACTTGTCATGAGAAAAATGAAGATCTGAACAAAAATAAGTCTTATTCATTATTTACTCCTATATATAAATCACTTTTATAAATTCTTTTTCTATCTTCTTTAATTTCTTTTTTAACTGGTAATATATCATTTATAAAATCAGTAAATTTAATAACCAGTTGACGCCTTGCGGCTTCATCTATTTTTTCTTCATAATTATTAAATACTTCATTAACTTCATGTTGAGATATTTGTATTTTACATTGGTAATGCTTAATAGGAATAGAATGTGTAGATATAATACTTTCCATTTTATTAAAGTTTTTATATTCCTCTAATTCTTTCTTTAATTTCTTGCACTTTTGCCTTGCGTTCATATATTTATTACACTCCCATGTTTTCCACTCATTCTATAAATCATAATAAATCTTTTTATTATTTGACTTCCGTCATTTAAAAATATAGCATAATCTGCGGAAGCAGTGACACCACTCATCAAAGAGTCCAGGTCTTTATATTGTTTAGGATGGTATGGTAATCCTCTATATTTCGCCCATATTTGCCCAAGAGGAGGACTAATTGTAATTGGATCACCTATATATCCGCTTATAACATTAAATAGATAATGTCCGCTATCTTCAATTAATTTCATTAAAGTATCATCTAATTGTTGCAGATTTTGTTCACTTCCGCCAATTATAGCTACATTCATCAGTTCTTTACCCTATATATTTTATCAAAATTTTCATATGTTGCAGGAGGTCTGAATCTATTTTTCATTTCATACATTGTTTTATCAGGCACTCTAATTATTCCTTCTCTTGCGGAGTTGCGTTCCATAACTAAATCAAATGGAGTATCAATCCATATTGCCCATGTTTCATCTGGCACAACTTTTAAAGATTTAAGTAGTTTACTTCTACTTCCCGCATTTATATGCGTGGCATCCGCAATAACAGTCTCTTCACGCATCAAATGCATATCAATACGATTACAAAACTCTCTAAATACATCTTTTTCATGGTCAAAGTAATGCGCCTGGTCGGTTACCCATTCATATCTTACATCATCTCTTGATATATATATCCAATCAGGATGTGTTTCTATTAGCTTTTTAGCGTAGGTTGATTTCCCGCAACCCGGCAGTCCCACCATTAAAATTAATCTATTCATATTTTACCTTCTTATAATCTTCAATAGCATCAATAACTCTCATAACAGCTAAACCTATTGAAAGTGCGCAAAGCAGTATTTTACTTGTTTCCTTAATTATATTTTTCATTGTGATATTTCCTTTCTTTATTTTTATTTCTAAATGTATTAAATTCACTTATTGACATTTTTCGAGTGCCATTTTTATTAAAATTATTGCACTCAAATTCATCTAAAAAATCGTCATAAGTATATATTGTATTAAAAGGTTTAATTTCAACCATATTAACATTTTTACCACAATATAAGCAATATAGTCTCTTTAAATGACCTGGCTCCCGCTCCTGTCCCATCTTGCGCTGGACAGGGATACCTTTCTTCCCACATTTAGTACAATAGAAATCGCTCTGTAAAGTTTTACCCAATATACCACGACCTTTCTTTTTTCTTAATCATTATTTTCTAAATAAATTATAACAAATTTTTTAAAAAATTTCAAATAAATAAAATTTGTCACGATTATTATATAATAATCGTGACAAAATAATTAAAATATATACTTTTCTACATAGCTTCTATTATTACCTTTAAGAATAGGCATTTCACGGTCTATTATCCAATTTCCTTCTTCTGTTTTTATGCAAGCGCTTCCTCTTTTCACCATTGTTGGAAAATCATTCCAATTTATACCGAACTGTTCGTGTAACATATCTTGTATCTGATTTGTATTTTTCTTATATAATTGTTTGTGAGAAAAATAAGCTCTGCCTACCATTTCTATACTATTTCTAGTAGCATCTAATTGTCTCCAATAAACAAGATTACATACTTCTTCTTTAGGTATGTTAAAAGCTCTACAATCAAACATAGCTCCTTTAGCTACTGCCTTGTCAATAGCAGTGACGTATTCTTTTTCTGCTTCTCCTAAAACTTCTATACTTTTTTCATAACATTCTTTATAGTTAGCTACTATTCTAGAAAATTCTTTATTAAAAAACATAGTTGCCATAGAAGCTGTAATACTGCATAATTTTTGCACTTCATAATCAAACCAAGCCGATGTATTTAAAGCCTGATAATCAATTAAAATAAGAGTAATTTCGTCAGATTGAGTGTATCCAAATACACATCCTTGAATATTAGTGCAAAGATATTTCATAGTATTTTGCATAGCAGTAACAAGAATATCATCAAAAGGCTTATAAAAGCCTCTTGTAAAAGTATGAAAAGCTTTTCCATCAATTCGTAAAATAACAGGTGTTCTTCTCATTAACTTTGTTTTTGATATTTGTTCATAATACTCTTTCATTCTTTTGCCTAATTCATCTTTTCCCATTTTTTAACCTCTTTATATTATTAAAATTATCCATGATATTTGATTAAATATTCAGGCGATACGCACTTAAATGACTCTACTCCATCATAACTTCTACATACAATACCCTCTTTCATATCCTTATCAAGAGTAGAAGAATCACTGTCTACAAAGGCGCGAAGCTCCTCAATAGTATCAGGAAGTATAAAATGCTCTTTTACAATAGGTACACATGGAAGTTTATATATTTTGAAAAGAATTTCTGTCATCTGCACTGGGTTAAATCTTTTCTTTGTACCATCTTTATATCCATATATAAGATTAAATGCTGTAAAAGCATGGTACCCCGCGGGAACGTGGTATGTACGCTTCTGGATACCGTCACCATAAGTCTCGCCCTGTATTGTTACATAATCAAGTTTATCATTATTATAAAGGATTGACTCAAGTATGTTACGAACTTTGTAACGCTCCGCCATTTCTGTATAAACATTACTTTCATAATAGCATTTATCCTCTTTCTCAGGAGTATCAAAGCATACATTTCTTGAGCATACATAAAACTCATCTTTGTGGAAAGCTTTACCTCTCTTTAAAGTAAATGTAGTTGATGTTCCATCTATCTTTTCTGTTGCTATCCACTCTTTAGACTTATTCTCAAGAATCCATGACATATTCTCAATTCTTTCCTCGTCTGTCTTTGTAACCCATGAAGGCCAACCTCTTTTATCTTTAGCCTTGCCAAAGAATATAAACAGAAGTTTCTTTCCCCAATTACGTTTCATAAGCCAGCGAACAGGCTTCTTCTTAAATAAGTCTGGATGGCGCTGTGCCATTTTCTTATACTTATCTGGAGAAGATGCTTTACGCTTATTATCTTCCGCAACTGCATAAGTTACTTCAAGCTGTTTTGTAAGAAAGCGGGACTCGTCATCTACCGCACAGAACTTACCATTTACATATACACCGCTATTATCCGCAGCATAAGGCCACCCAAAGTCGTCAGGATGCATAAGAAGTCCCTGTGAATAAAAAGTCTTAAACTTCTGTGTTTTAATTTTGTAATGGTACTTCTCAAGGAAAGTAAAAGGCTCTCTCTCAGGTGTTTTTGAGTCTACCTCAAAATAAATTCCGATGTCACCTGGCTTAAACTGACCTTTCTTAACCATTGTGCGCCATCCATTTATCACCGCTGCCTCAACTCTATCCTTCCCTGGGATCGGCTCTATTCCATCTACATATACTAAATATGCTAATTCTCTCTCTTTATTTGCATTAAGCATAATTACAACCTCCTAAATATACTATCTGTTGCTGGTTTAAAATCTTTCTGCCAAAATCTTGGTTTCTTATTAAAACAAGCAGGTGCTTTAGTATCTTCAAACCCTGGAAATACATAAAGCCAATTACTTTCAAGTGCAAGCACTTCTTTATTTTTTGCAATTACATTTTCAAACATTTGTTTATCTTTTCTATTTTTAATAGAAATTGTTAATCCATCTATATTTTTAATATGATTTACCATAAGATAATCTGCTAATTCAATAGCATTTGTATAAACAAATACTTTTTTTATATTTGGAAAATTTTTCTTGATGAAAAACGCAAGAGTGCATGGATCTGCATAAGCGAATGGCTCTCCGCCTGTAAGGAAAATAATTTCTGCTTCCCGCAACTCATCTTCAGTTATCTTTTCTATTGCATTCATATCATACTGATTATTACAACAATCAGGACATTTTCTATTGCATTTTTCTGTAATCATAAGATGAATTATCTTTTTAGTTCTATCATTCTTTTCATTTAAACTTGCCATTAATTATCACTTTCCTTTCTCATTTATTTTCTATAATTATTATAACAAAAATTTTTTAAAAAATAAAGCAAAGAAATTAATCTTTGCTTTATTTTTATATTAATGACAAAACTATTAAAAATATCCAACATAATACTATACCAGCCCATAATAAAGTTATAATTTCCGTATCTTTTTCAGCATCTTTAGGATCATCTGGTACATCTTTATTTAACCTTTTGAATATAAAAATATTCAGTATTATTACAATAATACAAATTATTAAAGTAAGTATAACTCTCATGATTCTGTCCTCTTGTCAAATATTTCTTCCATCTTTTTAGCAACTCCAAGCGGGAGGTCGATAGGAATTGTAACATAATTCTTAACAAAATCTAAATATCTTCTTTCAATTTCTTTCTTCCTTGAGTCATATATTGCGGAAGTGTTATTCAATCCCATATCAAATTTAATAGCTTTATTAATAAGTTCATCTAATACATCATTTTCAATTAGTGTTAATTCGTGATTCATTCTTCTTCCTCACTTTCTGCTTCTATAATAATTGGTGCATTTTTGATTTTATCATCTAACATTTTTAATGCTTCCTTATAGTCTCCGTTACATAAAAAACATTCAAAATCCGTTAAGCCTATCTTATTAATATCAATTAAGTCTCCATGTCCTTTTGGTAATGGCACTCCATTTTTAACTGCTAACTGTATCTCAGTAGCATCTTCTTGTGCTTTGCAATACTTATAAAAACATTCCGGTACTTTAATTACTAGCTCTATATCTGCCATATTTATTCTCACTTTCCTGTGGCTTAATATTCATACAATGAGATTACTTTTTCTATTACATTATCGTCTTTGTCATAAATCTCTTCTTCGTAGCAGCCCAATATTTCATCTTGTTCGGCTGTATCATATCTGCCATGTGAGTATAACATTACTCGCTGTTCTTCATTATACTTTTTCAATTCCTTAATCAATTCTCCTACTGTCATTCCTTATCCCTCACTTTCTGATTTACATAGCGGACATCGTCGCATCTAGGTCAGCAACATTTACACCCAGCTTGAGCTTAATTTTCTCTTCCATCTTCGCGCCACAGTTAGGACAATAATCAGTTGCATGATGTATATCAGCATATTTATTACATTGATTACACTTAAAGACTCTCGCTCCATCTGGGTAGCTAACTATCCACTTTCCTGTCGGTCTTTTTGGCATTACGGATGGTAGTTGTTCAATTTTATAAACAGGAACTGCTTCAGCTCCATCTGGAATTGGGTTATCATACGTTGCTGATTCTCCATACCATTCTGATAAACCTAATGCTGCATCACGACTTATACAATCTTCTGAATACTGTATTGATTTAGCCATTTCATTAAGTCCTGTTATAATTGCTTCTAACGCTGCTAATGTTTCTACA